GAACTGTCGGCCGAGCGCGGCGCCGATCTGCGCCACCTCGCGCACCGACGCCAGGCGATCGAGCCGGGCCAAGAGCGAGGCCTGCAAGCTCGCCGGGACGGAAAGCTGAGCGTCATTTCAAACGGTTGCACCGTCTAACCCCCGTTCAAAACGCAAAAGCGGGCCGAAAAACATCAATCGCTTACGGGCGAAATGTCTAACCGAATCGACCCACCTTGACAGCGTCCGATACACTACCTGTGACACAACCGGGGGGGAAGATGGTCGCCTGGAAACCGAACACCCGGACAGCGGATCGAGGCCCTTTATGTTGCTCACCGGACCGCTGCCAAACAACCGGGGGGAGGGACGCCAAATGCTAATCCTCATTGTCTTTGCAGTCGCGAGGCACCTGACGGCATTATTTATTCAATTGCTTGTCATAATCATCCTGACAACAGCCATTCATAGTGTTTGTAGTGCCAATACGTTCTCTGATGAGGATTTCCAAATCTGGGATAACCTTTCAAAGAAAATTGAGGGGATGGTTTCGGATAACGCCTCTATTGTGCCTTCTATCTCAGGTCTTGAGAAACTCTGCTTAGTACAAATAACGGACTCCCTATACGACACTATGTATTTCGCGACCAATATTTCGCTGTTACTCTCAACGGACCGAAAGATGGTCTCACCCGTTGATGATTTTTCTTTGGCGGCGTTAATATTTATAATTTCAGGAAATAATCATAAGCAACTAGCGCGAAAACAGGAGTTAGTAAATTACATGATCAGCTATTGTCAAGATAGCGCGTTAATCACGAACAAGGCCAATACTGCTCTAAGCGTGTTCACTGAGGTAGAGACGATGTTCAAGACCATTTATCGGCGGGTGGAGCCGCTGGTGAAGACGCTCCAACCTCACTGAAAGCCCGCAGGTTTGGAACCCGCCGCAGAACCTGTTGCGTAGGCAGGCAGAGCGCGATGAAACGCACCTGCACCGCCGAAGGCAGAAGCCGCGCCAAGGATCGAGGATAGCGCATGGGCCGCCCCCCCTTCCTTCACCTCGGCGCAGGAGAAAAAAGCCACCAGACGCCACGCTCAGGGAGCGACGTTGCAGGAATTGGCCGACAGCGACGACCGCAGCATTTGCCACCATGCGCCGCGCTACGCGCGATGCCTGATCCAGAGCTAGCCGCTATGACCGCGTGCAGCGGCAAACCCTTGAGTCGGAAATTCGTCCTCGCCGCCGTTGCAGTGTGCGCGTTGCTTACTCCCCCCGCCTACTCCAAATCTGATGAACTCATCCTGCGATGCAAAGGAAGCGTAGGCTCGTTCATGCCAACGGTTTGGACGAAGGATGAGGAGTTAATTGCAGTGCATATCAAAAATCGGAAAATTACGTTTTCAGGTAATGACTTCTTGTCAGGCAACGATATGCAACTGTGTCCAGCGGAAACCTTAGGAATCCCCGCTGACACATTATACTTCGATAGCGATGGATGCAGTACTACAACCAAATCGGAAACGAGGCAATACGGCACGTTGAACACAATTTTGATGAAGTTGGACTTGACGAACACAACCGACCGTATCGGTGTAACCGGACGCTTTAGACGCACAAGGAATTAAACTGGAATTTTCTAGAGTGAAGAAGACCTCTTTCCGGGTGACACCTAGCAGGTCGTGCACTATTCGATCTCTTACACGGAAGGCAAATAACATATGAACAACACGATTGCCGGCGCTCCCGGACTTCTTTTCCTTGCTCTCACCTTCCCCGCTTACGCGCAGGGGTCCGGCCACGAGTCGCCGCCGCTAATGGTTGTGACGTGCTCGGCATCGACAGGGTTAAACATTGCTTCGGATATCGAGCATGACCGGCCCAAAGACTCTGTTCCAGAAGTGTATGACCCGGAGGCTAAAGCATATGTCTCACACCCACGGAACACACAGAGTGAAACTTCAACCATAACTGTGAATAGAGACAGGACTGCGACTCTGACGTCGTCCAATTATTCGTTCGTTACCAACATGCGTGTCCTCGGAACTATCAACAGTAACGCCATCAGTATGATCGACGACGGCAAAAACGGCGATGTCGATCTCGTAACGCTTTATCCAAAAGAGTCAATCGCGATCTATACCGGCACAAGCTATTTCGGCTGGAAGAAGGCAATACCTACCGGATATGTGTATATCTCGCATTGCAAGTTTCCTACGATGACCGAGCACAGCGCACCCGTACACACCGACTCCCGGCCTCTGATCGTAATCGACAGATGGTGGGGCGTTGATTACGCAAAGGAAGATTGCAAAATACCGGCATTCAAACCCCCCGGAGAGAGCGAGGCGACTTGCGAGCAGGAGAGGACGGAGAGCTACGACAGGTTTGAACTAGAGCTGAAGACACAGTTTGCTGCTATCGCCGAATGCGCCGGTATTGCCGTGTCATCATTCGGCTATCCACAAAGCATGAACGAGCCACCACCAGAGGTGAACCGCCCCTACTGGAGCTTTTCAATCAACTATTCCTACGACAAGCCAGATCAGCTTTGGCAGATGCTACCGCCTAATAAGGGGAGCCATCTGCCTATGATGCAGGCCACGGGAACGCCGTCGCAGATAGCCAAACAGGTCTGCACGATCATAAAAGGGCAAGGCGGGGCGGTTTCGCAATGACGCTCCATGCTCTGCGAGCGCGGCGTTAGGGACTGTTGCTCGCCAGCCGGTCAACTATCGCAGCGCCACGCGCAAAGGACTCAGCCGCCTTGGCGAAATCACCGGCCCTGCCCGCTTCGAGCAGCCAGCCGAATACCGTCCCAGCACGGCTGCCTAAATCGGCAACATACTGTGACGTACCGGGCGCATTCGCCAGTGCCGCCGCGATTTTTTCCATCATCTCTCGCCCCGACAGCCCGCTAATGTCTGTTTTCCTCACGCTGCCGGTTTCTGGATTAGCCCCAAGTTCTTCCAGCTTTTTGCGCGCGGCATGAAAATCGCAGTGGAGGATTTTATTCCGAAGCTCACGGCAGAGTTTGAGATGGTTCTTTTCATCTTCGGTGAGCTCACTCGAAAAATGCACTAAGATTAGGCCCTCAACGTCTTGAAGCCTTTCGCCGTAGGCTGATTGCTGTAGCTCCGGCGCCTTGTCAGCCAGCAGCCGCATGTAGAGTTCATAAAGCGCGCCCTCGGCGGCAGCGGCTTTGTATTGCCGCTCGAAATTTTCCCTCGGTGACTGCAAAGCCTGCTCCCACCCGACCAGAGCGCAAGCGTACGGTGTTCTTACTACCCGTACAATCGGGAATTTTCCATAATCGGGTTATCGGCCGCTTTCAACCACCGCCGGCGGCGCACGGTGTGCGCTAGGTTGGGGCACCCCTGCCGCCGCGGTGCGGTCCCGCCGGCGACCTGCGAGACGCGCCGCGGGGGCTCCGTTCACTGGCCGAACCGCATATAATCACCTGATGGCTGTAATCGGCACCCCAGCGCGAGCCAAGGCTCAAAGATGTCCCGCTGCTCGATGCGTCGCGGGGAGCGGAGCAGTGGTTAGGATTTGAGAGGGAGCTATGACGACCCAGTCAATCGACGATCTGGTGCAGATTGCGCGCAATGGCGGCGGCCTCGATCTTGAGGCCGGCAACTTGAGCCGGGATCAATTGGTGCACTTGGCACAAAACGCCAGCGAGAAGGCGACAATTATTTTGCATGGTCTCAACGGCAGACCAACCGATGAGCTTGTCCACATCGTTAGGAACAGCGTCGGCAGGGTGATTTTCGTTCTGGACTGAAAGCCACGTGTCTTTACTCATGGGCGTTTTTTTGCACGGCCAAGCACAACTATGTCTTGCAGATCCTTGCCACTGAGGTATGGTGAACACACGATCGGAGCCGATGCGCGGTGCGGGTAGCCGCCTTGGAGTAAGTCAATACCATCTGAAACCCCCATGATGTAGTGCATGCATGCTTGTTTGTCCCAATCTGCGCTACTCGTACACTGCGCGTATAGCGTGTCGCCCGTCAGGTAAGACCACCCTGCCAGGGCCTGTGTAGCCGTCGCCAGCAGCACTGCAGTGGTTAATACAGCGTTTCGGCACATTGGCAAGCCCTCGGGAGACTGGTCGCTGCCGTAGGTTAAACCAACAATTCAGGCGATACTTCCTAGAAGAACTCGACAGCGAGAGTATCACGGCTGGCTGAAACGGAGGCAAGATTGACCTATCTCGTGATGCTTATCGTCTGTTACGGCGGCGACCCACACTTGTGCAAGCCGGTGCAGATCGCCACAGCGCCTACGATCAAGGAGTGCACGACGGTCGCGATCGATAGCATTTCGAGTTGGACCCGCGACCATCCGGGTTGGGGGTTTGAGAGGATCGAGTGTCAGCGCCGCGATTAGAGGTTTGCAGCCATCACTCATTTTCCACAACACCCCTACCGCCGCGGTACGGTCCCGCCAGAATCTCATCGCCGCGGCTCGCAATCCCGCCCGCGAAACTGGCCGAACCGCATTGCCTGATGGCCGCAAACCGCCGAGACGACCACCGAAGCTGATGGCGTTTTCCGCGTGGTGACGAGGACAGGTGATCTTGGGCCGAACCGGTTGCGGGCACCGCCCGCGCCCGAATGAAGGCCCAGCGGGAGCAATGGGGCAAGCGACAAAGGAAGAACCTCGATGCCGGCCAATCAGCGCATGTCGGCGTCCCGCAACCCTCAATCGTCTCGCTTGGATCGCCTTTGCCCGCGCTTCACGCGAATTTACCGTTGCCCGAGAGGATGCAAAGGCGCAATCCTGGGCTCGGAACGCCGGGAATCTGACGCCGGGAATCTGACGAATGTCAGCCAAGAGCGGGAGGTAGCCATGTTACATTCGCGAATTGCGCTTGCGGGTATAATCGCCGCAAGCCTGCTCGTTTTCGTTCACTCGGCACACGCGCTCACCGCACTCACGGTTCGTCCGAGTGGCGTCGATGCTATCGATTTTGGGCAGTTCAACCTATTGCCCTACGGCGCCTCGCAGCCGGCAGTTGTAGGCCTGATAAACTTCTATAGCTATGGCGGTATCAGGGGGTCGATTGGGCAAAAAGCGATCCCTCTCTACTTAGAGATGCAGTGCTGTGCTCGTCCAAACTTGATTACAGGACAAGCGGTCACGTCTAATTTCTATTCAGGAGACTGGTTAATTACACCAAACTCTGTAGGTCAACCCATAGTGATAAACTTTCAGCAGCCTGTGCGTCTCGTCGGCGCGCAATTGTCAAACAACTACGGCGGCCAGTTCGTCGCCATCATCCGGATTTACAATGGGAATAAATTATTGGGTTCATTTTCAGAAAGCGGAGATAATACCGCTACTGCTGACAATAGTGCGATCTTCTTAGGGGTAATGGACACGACTGCCGACATTACCCGCATCACTTACACGGTGACCGATCCGTCTGGCTCTCCCGCCGCTGCGGCTATCAATCAGATAGCTGTAAGCCAATAGGTGCTTTGTTCATTCGAATAAGAGCCCGGCGGCGGCGAGCACCCCTGCGAGGATTTCGAGCACCTGGCGCAGCGCCGGCTCCGAGAGCTCGTTGCCGACGATGAAGAGGATCAGACCGAAGGCGGCGACGCGCCCCGCGGTGAGATGTTTCAGCATGGTCTAACCGTACTGGCCCCCGGTCGATGTCGAGCCGGCGACCGATCCGGGGAAATAGTTCACGCTTTTGTTGTAAGTGAATATCACCCCGTTCAGGTGCGCGTCGAACTTCGGTCCGGTGGCGCCGGAGCCGGGGAACGTGTTGTTGCCGGCCGAGATCTGGCCGCCGCCAGCGACGACAAAACCACCGGTAAAATTCGGGGTCGCCTGCAAGGTCACTGCGACGTGTCTATCCGGATAGGATGACAACTCGATGTAGCCGCCTTGCGTCGCCTGCGCGTGATCGACCGAATTGCCCGAGATGTAATAATCGCCCATGGCGATGATCGAACCGCCGGCCGCCGCCAAGAGTTGATTTGCACTACAGTTCGCGAAATTCACGTCTCGGAATAGGATCTCGCCGCCATAGCTGGCGCCCATCCCGATCCCGCCCGCGCCTCCGGACGTGATCGAGGTAATGGTCACGTGCTGCACATAGAGCGAGGCCCCGTGTTCGGCGTCGATGCCGTCCTCGCCATTGGTGTGGATTTGAACCTGGGTGTTGTCGGCGGCGACGCCCGAGATGATGAAGGGACCGGAGGCGGTCGAGCCCGGACAGGTTCCGGAAGCGGAGAGTCCGCTGGTGTAGGTTCCGGCCGCCATCGAGATCGTGACGGTGTAGCCGCCAAAGTCGATGTAGGCGTTCACCCAATCCCAGGCGTATTGCAAGGTTTGCCAGGGGTTCGCCGCGGACCCATCCCCGGTGGTGTCCGAGCCGGTCGGGGCGATGTGATAGGTTCGGTTCGCCGTCAGCATCGTGCGCGCATTGGCTTCGAGGTAGGCGATATTCACCAGGTCGTAGTCTTGGACCGGTGTGCCATTGGGCGCGATGCGGGCGTTGAGCTGCGTCCCGCCGTAGAAGCTGAAATGATCGGTCGCCTGATTGGTCCCGAACCAGACCCCGGCACTCTCGATCCCGATCCCGTAATCGCATCCGCCGACGCCAGGCTCGAAGAGGCTGAGCCGGATCCCCGAGACGAGATCGTCCGGGTCCGGCGGTCCGTTCGTCATCCCCGCCCAGCCGATCATTCCGGTCATGGTGCCGCCGGCGAGCGGCAGATAGATGTTGCCCCCGGTGATCGCGGTTAGCGCGGCCAGCAGCTGCGAGTTGTCCTCTTTGTCGAGGACGATGCCGGCCGCGGTGATGACGTTGCAGAGTTCCTCTTGGATCGTATTGAGGAACCAGGCCTCGACGATCGTCGCCGGCGTCCCGGTGGTTTCGTTGCCGCCCGAGAAATAGCCCATTGTGCCGGGCGGGCCCGGCGCCGGGAGGGTCGGAACGTTCGAGTCGTTGTCAATTCGATACATGGCCGGCCTCCGGTTGCGGCAGTGGACCATTCGCGGGCGGACGCGACGCCTCGGGCAAGGCGGCCCGTCCCTGCGCGATGATCTTGGAGATCAGCGGCGCGACCACTTCGAAGACACCCTTCGAAAGGACCGCGATCACCTGGTTCCACTCGCCGACGGTCATCTCGACCCTGGCGAGGATCTGCTCGACCGGTATTTGTTGCGGCTGCGCTTGCGGTTCGGTCATCGGCTTCCTTGCGGCTGGGTGTAAGCGAAGATCAGGACCGTGTGCGCCGGCTTGATCGCGTCCATCGTGCACTCGAAGAGCTTCGAGCCCCAATCGACCAGGCGGTCGTCGGCGTCCGATTTTCCGGCGCGGAAATAGGTCACCGGCGCGACCGCGGTGATCCGCCAGGTGTATGCCCAGCCGTCGCTATAGAGCGGGTCGCCGGCGCGGTTGATCGAGGCCCGGAACGGCGCGAATTCGGTAATCCGGATTTCGTAGCCGAGTTGCTCGGCCAGGTTGATGAAGTAGGTTTTCGACTGGCCGCCCCTGGCGGTGAATTTGAGGCAGACCGCCTGCTGCTGCTCTTGCAGGTTGCCCAGCGATCCGATGCAGTCGTCAGGGATGCCGAGGGTTTCTTCCCACTCGGGGAGCAGCTGGCGCGTGGTGCAAGGGAAGATCTCGGCGATCAGGGTATTCAAGACCGCCTGCAGGCGAGCCCAGGTCGGCATCAGGGTTAGGAGATCGGCGGCCTGCACCCATTCGAGGCCGCGTTGCCACACCCGGCCGCGCGGCAAGAGCCGCTGAAATTGAGTGAGGTAATCCTGGGCGGTGAAGTTCAGCAGCGGCATCAGGTGGTGTACAGCGCACCCATCACCGGCAGATAGCCTTGCACGAGTTCGATCGGCTCGGACGGGTTCGTCATGTTGAAGCGGTTGATCCCCGGCACAGCGAGGATCGCCTCATAGAATTGCGACGGGTAAAGCGTGCAGCCGGGCGAGCCCTCGACCAGCATCATGTCGCTGAGCGCGGCGACGATCGCGTCTTGCGTCGTCTCGTCGTTGGGCGATAGGTCTTCGAGTGTAACGTCGATCGAGGTCGGCTGCGGCGCGACGACATAGACCATCGCGGTCACCGGTTGCAGCGGATAGATGTAATCGGCGACGATGCGCTGGTCGCCACTGGCGATCGACTTCGCCGGCCGCGGTTCCTGCGGCGATACCCCGTCCGTCCCCTGCGGGAACCCGCCATTGGCCGCGTTGGCCACGTCGAACATCGGATAGACGATCACGGTACCCGGCCCCATGCCGTTCCCGAGGCACCAGGCGCGGGTGACACCCGGCACTTCGCTGGCCCATTCGACGTAATCGTCCGCGTCGCCGCCTTGCGGTGGCGAGCGGTATTTGAACAGCATCCGGGTTCGAAGCTGGTCCTGCGTCTCGGCGTCGGCGGCGCCGGTGGTCAACCCCATCGTTCCGGCCGAGTTGATCCCGGTGATCGGGGTTGCGATCGCGATCTGCGATGTCCCCGGGTCGTTTGTGAAGTCGCCGCTGGCGGTCGAGACGATCGGCACGGTGACCGAGCGGAGGTTATCGACGGTCCCGTCCGCGGTGGTTGTGTAGCTGGTTCCGTCCTGGCGGGTGAGTGCTGTTCCGGACGGAATGACCCGGCCCGGATTTCCTTTGAAAGTCGCGGTCCCGGTCGCCGGCGTCGCGGCCTTGGGATAAACGCCGATCAGCGCCGCCCAGGCATAGAGGAATTCATCCGTCGCGGTGAAAGGGACGCCCATTCGGGCGATCCAATCGGCGTACCCATAGACCGAATAGGCGAGGCCGGCCATGCACCAGGCCAGCACCCGCAGGACCGCGGTCCGGAGGAGCCCGGTCAAACCGGGAATCCCGGATGTGGTGATGTCCTGAATTGCGGTCTGCTGGAGCGCGGTAAGGGTCGGCCTAGCGAACGGCAAGGCGGCGCCTCCTTTGCGGCGGCAGTGGCGTGAGATCAGGCGGGAAGGCGATCGGCGACGGGACCGAGGCGAGGCTCTGCCAGGCCCAGCCGAACATGAACCGGGTTTGCGTCCCGTCCGGTTTGATCAGCGCGATCGCGATCCCCATCATCGTCGGGCTGAGCCAGGTGGTATTGCAAAGCACCTGCGCGGCGACGCCATCGTCGACCAGCCATTGCAGGCAGGCGAGCGCATAGTTTCGGGCGATCCCGAGGGTCGCGCGCGCGGTCGTCGTACGCTCGAATTGCCAGAGGTTCGAACCAAGCGGCGTGTCGAGATAGGTATCGGCCCACCAACCCCGGCGATCGGTGGTGCCGTCTGTCGGGATGAAGTCCGGTGTCGCCAGCGCGTCAGAGAAAAGCGACGTGAGGCAGGCGGTTTCGAGATCCTGGCCGGTCAGCACGTCGCCCACAGCGAGCGCCCAATCGCCGATCCCTTGGTTGTTGTCCCAGACGATCTCGATATCGCCCCCGCCGCCGCCCATCGGCAGCGGTCCGGTCGCGACGGGCGGGTCCTCGATCCAGCCAGTCATGCCCGACCTTCGAGCACGGCAAGGCGCCTGGAGAGTTCCTTGACGGCGTTCACCAGGGCGAAGGTCAACGCGGTGGTGTTGAGATGGAGCACATCTACGGGCTCGGGATCTTCCTCGCGCAGCTTCAACGGGAGGCTATGGACCATCTCGGGCATGACCGGCTGCACGTCCTCGGCGGCGAGGCCGTAATAGACGGTCTCGGTATCGAGCATCCCGCCGAGGCCGTTGTACCGGAACCGGATCGGGTCGAGCTGCAGCACCGCGTCGAGACCGGCGCGGTAGGGACCGACGTCTTTTTTCAGGCGGGTGTCGCTGGTCGCCGTCCATGATCCGCCGCCCGGCTGATAGCCGGCGCCGGTGATCGTGAAATTCGCGTCGAAGGTGGCGCGCTTGGCGCCGACCACGGCGCCGGTGATGACGGTGTCGATTTCGAGAGCGCATGCATTCGACGAGGCGGTCCAGTTCTCGGTTGCGATCGCCCGGACCTGGGTAAGGACCGAGCCACCGCCGACAAACCCGCCGGCGGTGTTGCAGCCGATGAAACTCATGCGGCCGATCTCGTCGCCCGATTGCGTCGGCGTCGGCGACGCACAGGTTCCGCGCGCGTTGCGCAAGGCGAGATGCGAAAAGATCGCCGCCCCGGTGCCGAAGCTGTCGAGATTGATCCGGCAGGCGGTGCCATCGACTTGCGTGCACCGCAGGACACTCCCCGCGAGCGGCTGCGGTGTGGGCGCCGCGTTCGGGTTGATCGTGCCGATGTTGTTGACGGTCAGATTGTTTCCGACCGTCACGTTGGTGCTCGTCGTCACCGCCCCGGTGATATTCGCCCCGCCGGCCGAGATCGTCAGTGCGCCGGTGAGGGTCCCGCCGGCGAGCGGCAGATACAGCGCGTTTTGGCCATCGACATAGCTCTTGTTCGTGAGCTGGTTCGGCCCGGCCGGAGTGCCCGCCCAGGTCGGGATGCCGGCGGCGGCGATCGCGAGATTGGCGTTGAAGGTCGCGGAGCCATTGAAGACGGCCGGCCCGCTCTCTGTGAGCCCGCCGCTCGAGATCGTCAGGGCGGTGTTGAGGGTCAGCCCGGCGCTGGCGTTCCAGAGGCCGACTTGCGTCGTCGCGATGTACCAGGAGAAGTGCGCGTTGACCGAAACGCCAAACCACATGCCGGCGGCTTCGATGCCGAGCGCGTAATCGGGCGGGCCGCCGGCGGGCGCCCACAGCCGCAAGCGCTCGCCGGTGCCGAGGGTATCGGGCGGCCCATTGGAATTCGCCCCGTTGAGGAAATCGAGCGGTGTCGCGACCGACCCGTTGACGGTCAGATTGCCACCGACGATCGCATTGCCGGTGCTTTGCACGGTGGTCGCCGTCAGCATCAGGCTGACTGTCGCGTTTCCGGTGATCGAGGCGCCGCCGCCGTTCACGGTCAGACCGCCGGCGTTGATCGTGATCCCGTTGTCGCAGCTGATCGTGCCGGGTCCGGTGAGGTTCTGAACCGCGCTGGTCCCCGAGCCGATATAGAGCGACCCGTCGGTCTGCCACATACCGACGTTTTGCCAAACGGTCGCCCCGACCGGTGTCGTCAGGAACCGGATCGCGGCCGGATGGCTGGTCGGCGTCCAGGCGGCGCCCGAAATCCATTGGAGACCGCAGCCGGCATAATTCCAGTTGGTCCCGTCGTAGCCGCCGGCGCGGACATTGCCGAGGATACGCGAGGCGTCGATGGCGAGCGGCGCCGCACCCGTCCCTTGGGCGCGCATGACCAGGATGTCGGAGACGCCGCCATAGGCGATCTGGCTAAGCCCGGTCGAGCCGGCATCGACGCCGCTGACCGTGATCCCGCCGCCGAGGTAAAGCGCGGCTGATGGTTCGGCGGCCGCCCCCGCTGCATTGGCGTAAAGGTGGAGATTGGTCCCCACGCCGGTGATCGATGCGGTCCCGGTGAAAGCCGGATTGGCGAGGGGCGCCAAGAGATCCGCCTGCCGGTCCACATAGAGGGTCGTCGCGACCTGGCTGTTCGCAGTCGAGAGCGCGGCGGTCGGTGCGGTCGGAATACCCGTGAAGGTGGGCGAGGCGAGCGGCGCCAGCAGATCGGTCTGCCGATCCACGTAGAGGGTGGTCGCGATCTGTCCGTTCGCAGTGTTCGCCGCCGCGGTCGGCGCGATCGGCGTCCCGGTGAAGGTCGGCGAGGCCAGGGGCGCCAGGAGATCGGTCACCCGATCGGTGTAGAGCGTCGTCGCAAACTGCGAGTTCGCGGTGTGGATCGGTGCGGTCGGCCCGGTCGGAATGCCGGTGAAAGCCGGCGAGTTGAGCGGGGCGAAAGGACCGCCGGCAGTGAACCCCTGCTCGAGCACCCAGGCGGTCGTCGCGATCCGGGTCGAATTGTCGGCGATCGCCGGCGTCGGCGCCGTAGGAGCCCCGCTGAAGGCGGGAGAGGCAATCGGAGCGAGAAGGTCGGTCTGCCGATCGACGTAGAACGTCGTCGCGATTTGACCGTTCGCGGTGTTCGCGGGCGCGGTCGGAGCCGTGGGCGTGCCCGTAAAGGCGGGCGAGGCAAGCGGCGCCTTGAGATCCGAATACTGCTTGGTCACCGCCCCCAGCGGCAGGGTCGGATCGCCGGCGAGGATCAGCGGCGCGTTGAGGGTCCCTCCGCTGGCCCAGGCAGAACTTGCGCGGATGTAGGCGTACCCGTCGCTGGGCGCGTCGGGGATGCCGGCCCCGCCGCCCTTGCCGATGACCCAGGCGGTATTGACGCGCACATATTCGTTGCCGTCGCTGGGCGCATCGCGCACGAAGATGAGGCTGTCGCTGCCGATCGTCGCCATGTTCGGCATGTCGGCGCTGACCGCGGTCGGCCCAGGCGGTCCGGGCGGCCCCGGATCTCCGGGCGGACCAGGTTCGCCGGCGCCGCCGCCAATCGGGAGGCCGTTCGAAAAGAAGCCGCCGGCGGCGTCGATGATCCCCTTGGCCTTGATGTCCCCGGAGTTCTGTTGCAGCGGCGTGTTGTGGTTGATCTGGCTCGACGCGTTGACGGTCGCGGTCGCGGTGTTCGTGTTGACTTGGTTCTGCCCGTTTACATTGACGGTGTTCTTGCTCTTGACGTTGATGATGTTCCCGCGGTTCAGCCCGATGGTGTCGCCCTCGTCGGTATAGAGCGATGTCTCTCCGGGCTGCTGGTTTTGCAGGCGATATTGCTGGTTGTTCGTCGCGACGATGACGCCATTCGAGCGCTGTCCGGTGATGAAGACGGCGAGCGCGTCGGACGGGTTCGGATCGGTCGGCGCGACGGTGCTGATCCCGTAGAGCTGCGCGACCGGCATGTTGTCGATGATCTCGGGTGTGTCATTGATCCGGACCTGTGCGATCTGAACCGGCCCGCTGTCGTCGATCGAGGTCAGCAGCACCGGCGACGCGCCCATCAGCATCCGGCGATAAAGCCGATCGCTCTGCGATTGGACCGCCGAGATCTCGGTCATAGCGCGGTCGTCGGCGGGCCTACGGGGTTCCCGCCCGCCGGGATCGATTGCGTCGGGTCCTGCGGATTGTAAGTCGGGTTAGGCGTCGCGGTCGGATTGTTCTGCCCCGGATTGGACAAGAGCGGGATCGCCAGGTCGCCTTGCGGTTCGGGCAGAAAGGCGGCCGCGGGCATCATCGTGACCAAGGCGTGCTGTCCCATCTCGTCGCGCTGGAACGTGACGGCGCCGATGATCCAATCACCATCAGCCGGCGCCGTCTTGATCGCGGGGATGTAGAGCGGTGCCGAATAGTTGAGGTTCCAGAGAGAGCCGGCGGTGTCGCGCCAGGCGTCGCACCGCAGGGTGACCGCCATGCTGCGCCCCTGGCGGCGGTTGCACTCCCATTGCGCCCGCTGATCGGCGATCGGCTGGCCTTGAAAGTATTGCTCCGAGACGATGATCCGCTTGCGGAAGCGTGGCACCCCGTTGTCATAGGCGATCCCCGCGGCAGTCGCGGCCGCCCCGCTCTGGTTCGAAAAGGCGTCGGAACTCAGGATGTGCGCCTCGTATTGCTGAAAGCGCTGATCCATCGAAAAGGTGACGGTCGCCTGCTCGACGTTGACCCCTTGCGTGAAGCCCGAGGCCATTGACCCGGCGTTCGCCTGTGCGAATTGCACCGAGCCGTCCGGCATGTCGTAGGCGATAAGCTGCGAGTAGCGCAGCATCCGGTCGATGATCTCCCAGACCGTCTCGCCCAGGTTGATGTTGAAATTCGGGATTTGGACGCCATTGCCCTGCGAGATCGCGTTAATCGTCACGTTGTAGGGCTGGGCGAGTTGCTGGGCGATCGACAGCGCCGTGCCGCCCATGATCTGAAAACTCGGGTTTGCCGGATCCCCGAGAAAGGCGGAACAGTCGACCAGGTCCTCCGAGAGGCTGCGGCCGAAAATCGTCACGATGTGCTGGTCCGGCAGCAACATCGCCTGGTACCGGTCGATCCAGCCGGTAAGCACCAGGTCGGACCCGATCATGACCTGGCACCCGTTCCCCGGGCTGAAATCCATGTCGGCGGGCGCGGTCGGATATTTCTCGGTGACCTGGATCTGAAAGCTCGACGGCATCATGTCCATTGAGCGGGTGACCCACACCCGCTGCCAGCCGGCCCAGGTCTGGCCGTTGACGAGCAGGGTAAGGGTGTCGGAAGCGCCCGGCGGGTCAAAAGGCAAGCGCTTCGAACTCCAGCGGCATGAAAAGCGGGTGCGGCGGGTCCGCGCTGGCGACGAGCTGCGGCTCGCGCGTGGTGTCCTGGTAGAGGGTCCAAGCCTCGGCGAGCGACGGCATGGATACCGGAGTGACGACCTGCACCATGAGCGGCAGCGAGGCACCCCGGACGGCAAGATCGAGCGCGACCGCGGCAAAGAGGTTCCGGAGCGCCTGATAGGTCGCGTCGAGACCGGCGTCGGCCGCGCGCATCGCCTCGGCCTCGATCGCGTCGCAAACGGTCTGCCGCAGGTTATAGGCGTCCTGGTAGCTGACGGGCTGATACCGAACCGTAGCTCGAGCGAGGGCGGCGCAAGCGGCGCAGCGAAGGTTACTCGCGGCGAGGTCCTGCACGTCCTGCGAGACGGTTTGCAGCGCACCAAATCCGGGCAGGGTCGGCGGGAACCAGCCGGTCAACGGCAGCAACAACCGGATCGCGTCCGCGGGATTGTTGGCCGATGCGAGGGCCGCGGCGGTCAGCCGGCGGCCGGCCGCGGCGAAGGCGTCCGCGCGCGCCAGGCGGTCGCTCAGCAGATAGCCGGCGGTGGTGATCATGTCAGCGCGTCCGCCGCGGCCTGCAGACCGCCGATCGCGTTCAAGACCGCCTCACGTGAAACGATGTAGCCATTGAGGCAGGAGTCGACGGTCGCGGTCGGCGATAGCAGATCGACGCGGCTTCCGGCGGCATAGCGCCCATAGAACCCGACCAGGCCGGTGACGGCGCCGAGCGCGGCCGCGGGATCGTCTACCGCCTGTTGCGCCTGGCCGGTGAACCCGCCGAGCTGCGAAAAGGACATCGACGGGATCGATCCGACCTGGCCGAGGCCGGCGCCGAAATCGCTCGCCGAGGCCTGATCGAGCGCGTCGGCCATATTGTTCGTGTTGTCGCCGGTGGCGATCGAGGTTGTTGGCTGGAGGATGTCCGTCGAGATCACGAAGGTGAAAGCGATCTCGACCATCCGTCCCCGCTCGCGGCGATCGGTGGTGCTGAATTCGAGCAACACGCATTGGATCGCGCCCATCGTCGGATGCACCAGGGTCCCCACGCCCGGCTGCTCGCAGGCGGCGATCATCGCGTCCCGCTGCTGGTAGACATCATCGCCGACGAGGAAGGCTTGAAAGGCGAAGCGGCGCGGCAACTTCCCCAGGTCCTCGACCCAGATCACGTCGGCGTAAGGGTAGACGTGCTCGACGACGCGGCGGCCGGTGATGTTCTGCGCGGCGTCCATCACGAAGCCGACGCCCCGCCAGGACCCCGGCTGCAATTGCTGCCACCAGAGCCCGCCCTGCCAGTCGGCGGTGCCCTGGTCGGTTTGCAGCGATGTCCCCGCGGTTTGCGTGAGCGGACCGATGCCGGTCGGTATCAGCGGGGGAATTCCGGACATCAGACCACAGCCAGTTGCGAGTATTCGACGCGCGGCGGAGCGACCGACACGTCCCCGGTTCCGGAGGCGACGACAGTGCTACCGACCGGCGCGTTGCGGTGCGTGATCGCGACATCGACCTTGCCCGAGACCGGCGGGCCCCCGGTGACCTGGACCGGAGCGCCCGAAGCGCGCGGGATATCGACAGGCGAGCCCGTGGGCGTCGGCACATTGGCGAGCATCGCGGCCGGTGCCTGTTCGCCGCGGGCGAGCGCAGCGGCGAGCCGCGCGTTGTAATTCGCCCAATTGCCAATTCCGCTCTGGCGCAAGAGCGCAAGGGCGACCTCGGCCTGCTCGTAGCGGCTGGCGTGCATCGCGTCCGGTGCGGTGATCCCGAGACGCGGCGCGAGGCGGCGCCAGTTCGTGTTGGTCAATTGGTAGTAGCCTTGCGCGGTGTGCGTCGCGTCGCCGATCCAGTTCATCACATTGCGGCCGGAACTCTCGTACCGCTCGATCTCGGCAAGCTGATTGCGCTCGGTGGCGGTCATCCCCGAGATGTTCGGCACCGGGGCGAGCGCCCCTTGCGGTCCGGCGCCGGCGGCACCCCGACCCCGCGGCGCCGTGACATTCACATCCGGAAGCGTCACGTCGGGGGTCCGAGACGCCGGCGGCGGAACCCCGCCATAGGGCTGGAAGTATCCGCTCGGACCCGGTCGCGGCGGTCCGGCGCCCGGCGGCAGGTTCGAATAAGGCGCGGTACCCGGTCCGCCCTTGCCGGACCAGAATTCTTTCCAGGTCTGAATGATCCGGTCGATCGCGCTGCCGAAGGATTGCCCCAGTTGTTTCGCGGCGGCGGTGATCTCGTCCCAATGGCGGTAGATTTCGAGCGACAGCCAGACCGCGAGACCGAGCGCGCCGAGCAATCCGGTTCCGGCGCCGCCGGCGGCACTGACGACGCCGAGCGCGCGCACCACGGCGGTGATCGAGGACACGATGCCGATCGCCCATTTGACGGCGAAGACGCCGGCGACGACCTCGGCGGCGGTCTTGATCGCACCGAGGTTGTCGACCACGAATTTGAGCGCGTCGATGACAGATTGCGCGCCTTTGCGCACCGCGGGCCAATCGATGTTCTTTATCCAGTTCGCGAACTCGCGCACCAGCTCGCGGATCGCGGCGACGATCTGCGGCTGGTTGACCCGCACCCAATTGGCAAGGTCATTGATGAAGGGTGTCAGTGCTTCGCCGATGGTCGCCCCGATCTGGTTCTTTAACGAACCGAAGGCGACATCGAGGGCGCCGATCGCCTGGTTGTAGCGGACCAGGTCCTTCTGCTGGTCTATCGTCAGCTTCTGGTATTTCTTCGCCTCCTGTATCCATTGATCGAGCGATTTGCCGCTGCGCTGGAGTGCTTCCTCCAATCTGGCGCCGGCCTCGGTCCCCATCAGCCCAAGGGCGACCCTCACCCGTTCGGCGGGATCTTTGATGCTGGCGAGCGCGCGCACGACCTCGGGCAGGACATCGGTCGCCTTGCGGAGGTTGCCGTGCACATCGGTGATCGAGATGTTGAAGCGGCGGAACCAGGCGAGCGCTTCCGCATTGTTGATTTTCGCGGCGTAAAGCTGCGACGAGAGCCCTTTGAGCGAGTCGACCATGTCCTTGGTGCTGCCGCCGGCGAGCTCGATCGCGTTTTCCATGTCCTCCAATTGATCGGCGGTCGAGCCGATCCGGGTCGCGTCGAGTTGCAAGGTGTTCCCGAATTCCGCCCAGCCCTTCACGAGCTCGGCGATGCCGGCGAGTGACGCGGCGCCGGTGAGGGCGCCCATGACGGGCACCAGGCGCGACATGCTCTCGAAGGCCTCGCCCGCGGTCCGGGCGATCTCGCGGAAGCCTTCGGCGACCTTCTTTATCCCGGTGAGATCGACGAACTGCTGAAGCGCGCGGGCCTGGCGCTCGATCGGTTCGCGCATCTGTCGGATGCGACGGTTGATCGCCTCGATCTGCGCGGTCGCCTGATCGACGACCGTATAGGTGACAGAGTACCCGGCCATTTAGGCGCTTCAGGGCGAAGCCCTGCAAAAAAATTGTCGATGGTCAAGCGGCGAGACCGAGCTCGTGGAAGATGCCGCGCATTGCACCTTGGATGGTT